GCACTGCAGATGTAGCAGCGTTTACTCGCTGCGATACTTCTGCTGGAGAAACATCTTGTCCCATAAGTTGACCAAGGTAAGCAGTTGACTGCAATGGACTACTTGCTGGGATACCAGCCATTGACATTACCTGCTTGTATGACTGTTCGTTAGCGATATAAGTAGCAGGATCAAGTGGGTTAAGACCAGCAGCGATACGGGCTTGGTTACCTGAAAAGCGTGTTTGCCAAGCGGCTACAAGGTTTGTAGCAGATGCCAATTGAGCCGAAGATAATCCAAGGCCTTGAATAGCAGTTGTAGGATTTGACGAATCAAGGATATTTGTGATGGTCGTCATATCTAAACCATTTTGCATCATGGCTGTAATGCCATTGGCAATATCACCTGTAAGGCCATAACCAGCAAGAACTGCAGTCGCTTGAGTGGCAGCATTGCTAATAGACGCTGCTTTAGCAGCGGCAGCATTTGCTGCATCAGATGCTGTTGTCGCTGCAATGGCTTTGGCTACTGCGGCGTCAATATCTGCTTGAGTAAACCCACCACTTGTTGTGGTTGTAGTGGTTGGAGTAGTTGTTGGCGTTGTTGATGTAGTTGTTGGTGCAGCCACTGGTGTTGAAGTAGCAACAGTGCTTGTTGTTGCTCCTTGAGGCGCAGTCGCGGCTACAATTGGGCTAAGAGGCTTAGAGCCGCCTTCTACATAACCTGTGGTTGGATTTGCAGCATAAATAGGTGTTGCATTCACAGGTGCTTGGCCAGCGTTGTAGCCAGCCGTATTCATAAATGATCCGTCAACTAATTGGTTTTTAGTAGCCATTGGTTAAAATCCCATCTTAGAAATTAACTGGTTGACGCCACCAAGAATTGTCTGATGAGCATTTTGAGTGTTAAGCCATTCAGGTTGTGAGCGAACTTGGTTTGCAAAATCGTAAGGATTTACAGGTTGCCCATTGGCATCGCCCATCATTGCCTTGCTAATCATCGAGCCATAACCTGTAGAAGAACCAAGTTGAATGTCTGATGGACTTACTTCAAGAAGGCTTGAAAGCGTGTTAATGTATGGTGAGGCAAGATCAGATACCTTCATGCCAGCGTTGATTTGATCTGCAAATGGCTTGTAAGTGTTTAGAGCGGCAGTCTTGTACATCTGCTCTGCCGTAGTTGCAATTGCTGGATCTGAAATATTGGCACCAGCCGCTACTTGTTTCGTAGCATAATCGTCAAAGTTTTTGCTTGTGCCGTCTGGGCTAAACTGTCCATACACTCCATACTGCTGTGCTAAAGACTGCAAATTTGATGATAGTTGCTTAATAGCACCACCAGGACCAGTGGTTGGATCAATGGTGCCATATTTAGCCATCTGCTGTTGGATCTGCAAGTCTGTTGCGTTAGGATGTTGCATCAACCAGTTGGTCATATCCTGACCAGAATTAACTGCATTTTGATCAAGCGGTACAGGCGAGTTAATATCGGTGACTTGTTGGCCCAATTGAGCAGGTGTTAACTTTATACCCAAAGAAGCAGCAACTGTTGAAATACGGTTTTGGGCAGCGTTATATTCCGTGTTGTATTCCGAAGGCGTAGAAATACGCTTAATCTCAGCAAGACCAATATCACCAGGGTGGGCTGCTGCCCACTTAGTGTTAGCAAATTGAGTAGCCCAAGTTGCAGCAGACCAATTGTTTTTAACTGCCTGGTCAAGCAATCCGCCAGGTCCGCCAAGTTCTGGTACAGAAGCAATGAATTTAGCCTGCTCGCCATATTTTTGTAAAAAGTCGGCTTTGATTTGATCGGTAGTTTCCAACTTACCATTGGCATAGTATTTGCCTTGATACTCACCAGTAAAGGGATTATCGTTGTAACTTAAAATATTATTTTTTGTAACATAATTGTTATTAGAAGAATTGTTTGAATTGGTTGAAGTATCAGTTGTTTTGGTTGTAACCGTGCTTGGACTTTTACTTGCTGCAACAGTTGCAGACCCAAATTTGCCAGTTGTATTTATTACTGTTGGTTTTTCAGTCGAACCTTTAGCATATTCTTCTGTGCCAGGAATGAGGCTATTGCCATTGGCATCATAGCGTATTTCTGGATTTGCAGCAGGTTTAGGTGCATTTGCAGCGGCTGCTTCTGCACGAGCAGCAACTTCTCCTGAACCAAATCCGTTAGGCCCTGAAGCAGCATCTTGAGCCGCATGAACCGAAGCAAGTTGCTTTACGGCATAACGGCCTTCTGTTCCCGTTGTTCCACGCTCTTGAACTACGGCAGCCCAATAAGCGGCTTGCTCATCAAGTGTTGCATCTGGAGATAAAGGTTGAATTTTAGTTGCCATTTACTCGCTCTTCATCTGTTGTAGTGCTTGTGTCATGCCATCAAAATAACCAGTTGCCATCTTGTAGGACTGCGCATCAGCGCTTCCAGAGATAAGGCTTTGAAGAAAGCCTTGTGCATCAATACCAGTAGATGTTTGGCCGCCTGTAATATCGGCACGCTTACCTGTTGGACCATAACTTGTTGTCTCGTTAAATGTACCAAAATTGGCTTTTTCGGCAGCAAGCAATTCATTGCCATAGGTTTGAATTTCCTGGGCTGTAGCATTACGACCAACTAAAGCCTGCATGGTAGCGTTAACCAAAGACTCAACATCTTGTGGTGATGTTTGGGTAGTAGAAGTTGTATTGGTATACGTCTTCATGTTGGCGTATAAGTTTGCGCCACCACCAGCCGCCGCTACAAGCGCAGCAATGTCAGCAGAAGTTGGTGCGGCAGAACCGCCGCCAGGGTTTGTAACCGCTGGTGTTGTTGGAGCAGACATTACACAGCCCTTCTAAATACGCTTGTTATTACGCTTTGCAAACGAGGATTTGATACAGCCAAGTTATCCACATAGGTATACCAAGCATCTGTTAAGGTTGAATAACCTGGAAGATGCGTACCGTTAATGGTATTAGCCAATAAGCCATTGTGATAATACTGATAATTTGCAAGCAATTCTTTAATGCCATTGCCTTCAGGAGTATCTGGCAGTAGACCTTTTTCGTTCATTGTTTGGAACTGGCTAATTACTTTTGCCGACTGAACAGGACGAGTTGGATCGTTATAGTTTGCAAACCAGACTGGATTGCTTTGACCATAATTTGCTGTTATTTGTTTCCATGCTTGGCCAATATTATACTCTGCTTGACGGTTATTAACTTTGCGAGCATCTGTCAAAACAGTCTGGTAAGCAGCATAACTTGATGCTAGATCTTGCCAACCTTGCTTAACATACAAAGATGTAAGAAATTGGGTTGAGGTTACCTTTGATCTAAAATGATCAAGTAGCAACCTATTCTCAACAGACAAAGCATCTGCGCTATCTGCTACCTGCGGGATAAGATACGGAGCAGCACTTGAATACGCTGGGTTATTAAGCAACTTTTGGTTGCTATCAATCCAGTTGATTGTGCCGTCAGCCAAAGGAACATAGGCTCCGCTTGATCCATTTTGTGTACGGGCTACTGTGTAGGCCAACGCACGATTAGGATTGCTAGGTGAACCTGTTTCTTCAAGGAACTTGTTTAACGCACTAGCAGCAGTGTAGTTAGCGCCCGTGCTTGGATCCTTGGTATTGAGCAAGTTTAGATACTCAGAGCGTAGTGTCTGCATATCTTTGGTGTAATAATCGTTGCTTACCGTTGGAGCCAATGGCAAGAAGAACGAAAACAAACCTTTAATCAACAAATTTGATTTAGCGTTATTCTCAATCTTGGCTAAAATCTGTGCTTGTTGAAATGCTGGCAAAGATGTGTAATTTTCAGGCAAATCACCATGATAATAAGCAGCGGCAATTGCAGACAATTTTGAGTTGTAAACTGTTGATTCACGATCATCCATGTTCATGGCGTTAAACAAATCACGCATTGTTGAAGATGGGATAAATGTGTCAATCCAGTTGTTTGACAAATAACCGCCAGTTGTTGCATTGGCTGCTTTTGTAGTCCAAGGAAACTTCTGTGAAATTTCGCTTGCGGCAAAATTAACAAATGGGCTTACGCCAGGTGGTTTAAGTTCTGGCAAAACCGTCAACAATGAGGATGTATTTCCTGTGATAGATGTTGGCAAGCCAGAAAGTTGTGTCAATCCCAAAGCATTTAAGCCACGAGAAAGAGCATTGCCAAACTCACCAAGCATAGGATAAACAATGTATTTTTGACCATTGGCATCTGTATGCACAAAACCAGGGTTGTTTAGACCTTGCTGAACCATCTGAAAATCACGAAACGCCTGTGGGTTTGTCATTAACAAACGGCCAGTACGGCGCATTGCTTGCTCTTGAGCAAAGTAAAATGGTAGCAAGTTACGGTGCATAATCGCCCATTGGCTACGAATAGCAGGGCTGTGAATTGTTGGAATCATCTCACGTGTAGCCTGCATCGCAGTCATGCGTACTGCTTCATCTTCGCTAAGAAGACCCATATCAATCAAAGGCTGATTGGCCAATAGACGGCGAGTAAAGAAGTCCGCAAACAAAGGCTGGCGAGAAATGTAATCCATAACTGGAGTAACAAACTTGCGGTAACCCATTTGCTCTACACGTTGAAGTGAATCAGAAATTGTAGGCATGTGCAGACGACCAAGAACCTTGATTGGTAGCGCTGCTTGTGGCAATTGCTTTAGTTCTTTCTCAGTGACACCTTCGCCTTTGGCAATTCTCTGAAGTGCGTCAATGTCAATTCTGTTATTTGCCCCATGTACAAGACCTTGCAAATGATCAATCTGACTTTTTGCAAAAGACTCTGGAACATACTTTGTGTATCCATCCATAGATGAACGGTAAGCCTGGTACATATTAGGATTACGGATACGAGCCGCTTGAGCATCAACAAGGCTTGCAAACTGGTCATCTGGGCTTAAAGCCTTAAACTCAGGATTTTTTAAACGCTCAAGATAATCACGAGCAATATCACGTTGAGCCAAATCTGCTGCAGCATTAGTACGGTTTTTAGCCAAGTACATGCGGTAGTGAGGATCTTCAGTTGTTAGGCCAGCAAGTTCTTGGCCAGGTACTGATCCATGACCTTTTTCTTTAGCAAATACATCAATGGCTTCTTTAGCAGTAAGTTCTTGACTTGCTTGGTGAGCAGCAGAAACACCAGCCGTTGGTCCACGACTACCATACACATCTTGAAAACGATCCATTGCGCGGATCTTGTCTTTGACAAAGTAAGGCAAAAGTTCAGATTTAGCAAATTGATTTGCAAGATAACCCAATGGCATAATCTTAAATCGTGCTGCACGAGCAGCATTAACACCATTATTCCAAGCCTGTTTGCTTGTTAATGAATCGTCAAGACCTTTAAAAGTTTTGCGGATTGTTTCGCTACGAGAGTTAATCTCTTTAGTAACTTCGTTATCCGTAATCTGCACTGGCTTGCCAGTGGCTTGTTCAGCCTCAATGGCGGCTTTGTCAGTATCAGTAAGTGACATAGCGGCACGATCTAAATGCCATGCTTTGTACTTATTGTCCAAATTACCAAGGGTGTTAGCCAAAACGTTGGTAAGATAACTTGGCAATCCACGACGAATTACTTGGTGTAATGCTTCACCAGCAGATACGCGAAGACCAAATGCGGGCGAAAGCAAAGCCAACGGAGCAAAGATTATATTTGTGTAATGTGTAAAAAAGTCATCTGGCATGTTATACAAAGCACCGTATGCTTTAGCATTACGAAGTTCGGCACGGGCTTTTTTAAGATCAATCATTGAACCTAAAAAGCGTTGGCTTTGCATGATAGCAACTGGCTTAGATCCACCGCCATATTCAGGCTTTAGTTCTGCACCGCCAACATCTTGACCTTGATTAACGCCATAAACACCATGATCGTAACCATTGCCTTCACTGGCATCTTTAAGCGAACTAAAAAGTTTGCTAGATTGCGTATCGGCAATACCAAGGTTTTTAAGCACTTCTTGTTGAAGTGTGCGAAAGCGTGCAAGACGTTCGCCATCATCGGCAGCAAGCATAATGTTTCCAGCATGCTCAACTGCAAGACGGTTTGGCAAAGAAAGATAAGCCATTTTAAGGGCAGTATCTGCCGCACCTGGGTCTGCAGGATCAAATGTTTCTGAAGACAAAGCCATATCTTTTGTATCAAAAGACAACGGACGTTTGCCTGTAAAACTGCGCACTTTGCCAGCAAGAGCATTCATAACAGCGCCGTTGCCAGGCTTAAATAGCGCAGGAGCGTTAATCTTAAAAATTTGCTCTTGCTTAGCATTACCTTGTGCATCGTAAACTGTTTTAGTTTTAGGCTGCATCTTTGGTTGATTGTTAGCATCCAAGGCAGGCGTGCCATCTTCGTTAAGAACAGGCTCCATGACTGCACTCTTGCGAGGCAAAAGAAGGTTAACCTGATCATTAAAGTTGGTTGCTTGTTCGCTATTGCGAATAGCATCTGGACCAATCTTCTCGCTAAGTAGTTTGCCTACTGTGCGTGAAGGAAGACGCAATTCACCTGTTGCTGTACCAGCATCTGCCAATTCTTTGGAATACAAAGATTGCTTAAAGATTTGATCTGCTTCAAAACGATTGGAAACATTAGCCAAAGCCTGCGACATGGTTGCTGACCAACCGTTGGGAATACCATATGTCGTATGGATATATCCAGCCTTAGAAGCCAATGAGGCATCTGGGTTAGACGCTACAGAAACAATGTCGTTGACAGCACGATTTTGTGCCGCACGAAGTGGATTGGCCATTACCTGATCGTATTGATCTGCGGTAATGATTTTGGTTGACATTCCAGAAAGGAAGTTAGTCAAACCAGTGGCAGAAGAAGCAAATGGCAAGGTATTGCGAATGATTGGCTTGCCAGTATCTGGGTCAATCTTTGTACGCTGTAAACCAGTAACAGGATCTACTTCAGTTGCGGCAGCGATATTGTCGCCTTTTTTAAGTGCGCCGTTAAGTTTACCTGCAGTTGCCAAAGGATCTGCTTCAAAGTCAAATGAAGCATCTGCAATGCCTGATACAACCTGGCCAATGCCAGTGTTTGTATTGCCTAAAGTGCCAAAGCCAGGGATGTTAGAAAGCCCATGGGCAATATCTCTACCAAAAGATACAAGGTAGTTAGGGTCGTTAGACTTTGCAAAAGAATCTTGATAATCTGGAACTACACGACCAAGAATATTACGGGTTAATGCTGCGCCGATGCCAGCGCCAAGCACTGTACCTTCACCTGGAAGAACAGAACCGATTGCTCCGCCTGCCAATACACCAAAGGTGCCAAGCAAACCAGCACCAAAACCATGATCGGCATAAAGGCTGTGGATAAACTTGTAGTCTTTTTGCACTTCTTGCAACGGCTTGTTGGCCCATGACATGGCTGAACCAATTGCTTTACCAACTACTGGAAGGCTAGTAACTGCCTTAACTGCTTCGCCTGGTAGATTTTTAAGATCGTTAAAAAAACCACCTTGAGACGGTGCAGGAGTTGGTGCAGGTGCTGCTGGTAGCGGTTGGGTATTACTCACTGAACCGCCTTACTCGCTTGTAATGTTTCAATCATATTTGGAATAAGCGCAGATGATACATCTGGCACAGATTTTAATGCGTTACGCATCCATGCTGCTGAGTTATATGTAGCAATATGATCATCAAGAGCATTTGCTACTGCAGTCATATGTGATGTTGCGGCAAGAGTATTAAAGGTATTTTGGTTGCCAGAAGCAACACCGACTGCTGCAAGTTTTGGATTTTGGCTAACAAACATCTGGTTGCCTTGCACCATATCGTTGGCATTACCAACATTTGTGTTTGCTGGTGGAAGCGGTTGCATTGTTGACATGCTTTACTTCCCTAATGCGATAGCAAGACGCTGCAATTCTGGTGATGCGTCAGCATTCGCCGCTAGTGATTGAACAAGGTTCTTTGCCGACTGTCCCCCTTGAGGGGCTGCACCTGGTTGAATACCAAGTGCTTCTGGTCCTGGTCCAGCGCCCATAGGCGCACCTGCAGTAACAGGTTCATTTGGGCGTTGTGTAGGAGCAGAAAGTGGCGTAACTTGTTGAGCCATACCACCCTGTTGCTGTGCACCTTGCTGTGCGGCTGCTGCAAGAGCAGACGGAGCAGGTGCGTTGCCACCAAGACGCGTTGCGGACATTGGGGCTTGTGCTTGCAGATTCATTAGGTCCTGTCCATCGCCATAACTTGGCATTCCAGCAACATAACGTTGTGCTTGCTTTGAGGCTACGCTACCTGGTCCATCGGTTCTTGTGCTTAGTGCACCTGGGAGTGATGGTGTTGTTGCTGGCTTTTGTGGGGCTGGCATCTACCTACTCACCTTCTTTTAATGTCTCAATGGTCCTAGCGGCATACTCGTGAAACGATTTTTTTTCGTCCACGAAACTTGCTTGTGTATCTAACATATGAGTTAGAATTTGAAAAAAGTTAGATCCTACATCGCATATATCGGATGCAGTTGATGCGAACAGGGCAAATACATCCCACTTGCTTAGGCTTGTAGGCGCTTTGCCCTGCTCGTCGTTATTCAATTATGAACGAGGCTTTCCTGCTTCAGTTCCTGAACCGCGTGTGCCTGATGGCTGTACGGTGAACTTGATGTCTGACATGCCTGTTGACTTAACAGATGGTGTTTTCTGGATGCCTGTCTTCTGAGTTGTAGCCTCAGATGATCCATGTCCACCCTGATTTTTAGGTGAAGGAACCTTTGTTGTTAATGATGACTTAAGTGTTGCCATTTGTATCTCCTATAGGTTTTTGGGAATCTCACTCGTAACGTTAGGCGGGTGAGCGTCTGGCGACATTCGCAGATAGTTGCGGTGCGCCAGAAGATGAAAGTCCTGCTAGTAAGTTCTGCAATGCAGAAGACTGTCCTTGTGGTGCCGCAGGCATACCCTGCGGTGCGCCTTGCGGCATACCTTGAGGAGTAGGTTCCCCACCAGGAGCCTGTCCTGGTGCACCAGCGGCTGCAACAGGTGGGGAGACTTGTTGTGCAAACGCGGCTGATAAAACATCTTCGATGTTATCGCCATTCATACGACCCTTAATAGCGGTGGCAATTGCCATTAACGCCTTTGTAGGATCTTGTCCTTGCAGAGCAAGGGTAGGGATTGCATTTGCGTATGAAGTAACTGCTTGCATAAGAGCATCGCGTAATTCTTCAACTTCAACCTTTTCTTCTTCTTGGGTTACGTTCATATCCCAAGGCATCTGACGACGCAAGAAGTCACGGCTGATTAACTTGTCTCCACGAGCCTGTAGCCCAAATACTAATGCGCGGTTTGGATCTAGACCCGCCATCATTCCATAACTTACATCGCACCAATAATCTCCGCCAATATCTTTCTTAGGCGTGTAGGTAATCTCGTAAGGTGCGCCAGCAGTTACGCCGCGTACTTCCTTCTCAACATCACCGAATAGTGCTTCATCCATCTTAAAGCAAAGGCGCATGACGTGACGGAATGTCTCAGAGAAAACAGCCTGCGCTGTCTTAACTTGAGTATCAAATCCACCCATCAGTGCTTCTACGCCACGACCAGTGACGATAGAACCTGACTGCTGTCCTAGACGGCCTTGAGGATAGCGTGAACCAACACGCAATTCTTGATCTAGTTCGCCAGTCTCTTGAAAGATTCCGTTAGGAATGTCAAGTGCTACACGGCGAATCTTTTCTGGATTGGCAGAGCGGATAGTCGCATCTGGACCAATCTCAATAACGTTAACATCTGAAGGCAAAGCAAACGGAGCCTGCACAGACTTCTGTGCTGCTTCCAATTGAAATGTTGCCATACGTGCGCGGGCAACTTGTACCCACATGATGTCATCAAATTGTCCGCGCTGATTCTCGTCAGAGTCAACACCTGGACGAATAGCAAGTGCAATTGGAATCTCATCAAATGGATTGTTAGCACGCTCAAGAACAAGGTTTGCACGCTCAGGTACAAACAAAACTAATTCTGTTTTGTCTTGGTAGCGATAAACTTCAAGCATACGCTCTGAGTTGCGGTTTTCATACTTGGTAAGGATCTGTGGCTCAAACTCTGGAAACTCGTTGCATAGTTCGCGTACTGACTTCTGGTAGCGCTTGGTGTATGAGAGCAGACGACCAAAACGATCAAACTCAGGGTATGAGTTGATTGGGTTGTCAATGCGAATCATTGGGCGATTGTTCTCATAATCTGGCTCAATAATAAATGCCAACATACCAAAGGTAAGATAACGGTCAGCGCCTGTATACATCAGGGTCTGAAGGTTGCAAGAGTCACGGTAACCAGCGACGATCATGGTGCGCTTGTCGGCACGCTTGCGTGCACGATCAGAGATTGAGTCTGTGGTGTCGCAGTTAAATGCTGGAAGCGGAGCGATAACTTCAGCAACGTCGCGGGCAGCAACGTCAATAAAGTTGGCAACCATAGGTTTTGGATATTCTTCAGAGAACATTCCTGGGAAAACCTGCTGGATATCGCCTTGGCGGATAGCCATAAGGTCAGCCCAGCGAGAGTCACGGGTGTGGTACCTATCCCGTAACTTGCGGACTTTTACGCCCAACTCACCAATTTCTATTGCCACTTATGTATCCCCCGTTAGATGCAAGTTTTTCTTGCATTTGCTGCCACTCTTCTAAATTGATGACTTTGCGAGAAGCCAACTGGTTTCGAGTGGCAAATGGATTTTTTACAAACGTTCCGCCATATGCACCAGCCTGGTTGATGTAGTCACGCATTTGCGTTTCTGCAAACCAGAGGGCCATCGGACCGTCTTGTTTGTTCTTGGTACCTGCAGACCAGGTAATCAATTGCTCGATAAGAGCCTTGATATGTTCGTTATCGGCTCGTGGCAGATCCAACAGGTTATTCTTTTGATGTTTGCCTTGGCTGTCAGTCGAGCCGAAAAGTGGTGCCATAGAGGCGACGCCAAACTCGGCATCCATTTTATTGTTGCCCGTATAGTGCTGGACAAGACGGATACCGCGTGAAGCAAGGAATGCGTTGATCTTTTCATCTTGTGTCAAGAACAACTGGAAAGCGTTTTTCTCAATTACCCATACCTTTGGCTGATACTTTTCAGTCCAGTGGAAGATCAAGTCTCTGATCTGTTGAGGTGTAGGTGCTGGCATGCGCGATGCTTCTAGCAAGTAGCGCTTGCCTGTGGTTCTATCGCCTGACATGATGACTGAGAATGTGTCACCTGACATGGCTGGATCCATTGAAGCAACTATGTACTGGCTGTTTAAAGTTTCTGGATGACCAGGTGCGCCAGGGATAAGCGGGCCGATAGCACGCATACCGCTAATTGAGCCTCTAACGGCATCTGGAGCGAATATGGCAGTAGACTCGACATCTTGTTGCTGGTAGACCATTGCCCATGTCTTAGGGTCAATTAAGCCCCGACGACGGCGTAGGTGTGGACCAGACCAGCGTGGAAACAATCCATCTTCATCCGCTGGTGTTTCATCAGTATCCCATGGCCGATCAGACTTAGGCCATAACGTGATCCACTTTTCTGGATCATCGTTAAATTCGAGAACGGCTGGCATTGCAAGATATGTCCAGGGGCTGACGTTATCTGGGTAACGCTCAGGGTTACGCATTTCACGATATAGATCCATAGGATCTACGCGGGTACCTACAACAAGGATCTTACCTGTAGGACCTACACGAGTCAGTACTTCCTGCTGGATCCATCGGATCTGCTTTTCATACTCATTAGCATTGGCAAGAGTCACGCAGTCATCAAGGATGATCAGGTCAGCACGTGCGCCGTAGATCTGTCCGCCAATACCAAGGGCTTGGACTGTAGGATCTTTTTCACCTGAGTCACGTTCTAGGTAGATAGCATCTTGCGTCCACTTTTCAGCGGTGGCTTTGAAGCCTTCGACTGGAGCGTAACGGCGCTGAAGTTCTGCCCACTGTGGACTGGTCAGGCGTTGCTTGATAGCGTAGAGAAATTCTTTGGCCATTGACTGAGTCTTAGATACCAACTTGATACGGACGTTCGGATCTGTGACGATGCGATAGGTAACGTAGTCAATGGAGACTGTCATGGACTTGGCATGCTCAGGTGGCA